TGTTCATCGGTGCAGTACTTTGCCTTAGACTTCCTTCAGATTCCACCTCACAGTGGACACCCTTGTCCTCAGCTCATGGTTCCGACTACTACGGCCCATAGCGGACTCTCACCGCCTAGCTAATACCCATGCCGGGCGCACGCAAAAAAGCGGTACTAAAATTAATCAGTACCGCTTAATTTTTGCCCCTTTTCAGCCCCCTTTTAAAAGACTAAAAATCGGTATATAAATTTTGTTATGATCTGTTTATAGGTCAGAGAAGAGATCCAATTGGTTGTTATCAGGCATTCCGTCAAGCACATGATTATCGGTGAGGAAGTCAATTAGTCCTATGCTAGTGCCCACGTATCAACCAATCCATTGATGTATTAACGTTTTTAAGCTTTACGTTTCTTACTGAATATCGACAATTTTTGAGGGTTTTAAATTTTTTTGCCCTTTTTGTGCCCCTAATTTTGCCCCTAAAAAGAAACTAAGGATTTATTTAGAAGAGCTTGCCCCCTGCCGATATATCAATGTTTTTAATATTATAACACAGAAACATCTACATCTTAACTGCATACGTCAGATGAACATCGTAATCATCTTCTTGATCGGCACGACAAGCTAGAGCATTCCCATTCATCGAGAACTTGCCAATTTTGGCATTTTCACTGTTCCACCAGAATGTAAAGTTTTCGGCTGCTTCTGGTAATCCATGTAATATGTCGTGCCATTGACTACTCGTAATTCTTACTTTCAAATGAAGATCACATATCCCATTAACAACAATCCCGCGAAAGTAAGTTACGGTTTGATCTGTCCAGTTAGGGCTAGCCTCGTATGTTCCAATCTTATACCAAGGTGTCCAATTATCACTATTGTATTGTCTAGAACGAATAAACATCTCCCCAGAATCACCTTTAGTCCAAACTTGTCGAGTATAGTGTTCACCGGTAATTACAGATAGCTCACCCCACTCGCCTGGCAATGGTGAATTGTCAAAAGTACCGTTAGTTTCATAATAACCGTTAGTTCTTATATTGTTAAAGTCGCCGGATTGCAGGATATTGGGTAGTATCGTTAGCGTTTTGACCTGCTGGTCCTTGAGGGCCTTGCGGTCCCTGTGGTCCACGCTCTCCTTAAATACCTTGTAGACCTCTATCACCTGTGTTTACTTTAGGGCCTTGAATTCCTTGTGGTCCACGAGCAGGAATTTCTAGATTAATATCAGCAGGAAGCATTGTCTCACCTCCTAAGCGTTTACTAACTTAACATGCCAATTTCCATCAGAAGCGATGTAGGGTTGATATGTTGCGCCAGTCTCGCCTCTAGGCCCCGCAACCCCTGGGTCACCTTTAGGCCCTACCAAGCCTTGGCTGCCGCGCTCCCCTGCAGGTCCGCGCTCGCCCGCTGGACCTTGAATCCCCTGACTACCAGATAGATCAGAGATATAGGTAAATTTGCTTCCGTCCCATACAAACATTTTTGAATTATCTGGGTCATTAACCGTACTTGCTATTACTGTAAAGTCACCATCTTCAAATCCAGCACCCTTACTATTATTCATTTCTTGAATTGATGGGAATGTTTTTTTTAATATTAAAATTTTTACCTGCAGGTCCGCGCTCGCCCGCTGGACCTTGGACCCCTGCAGGCCCCTGAATCCCGCGAGGCCCCGCAATCCCTTGAGGCCCTGTCTCGCCGCGCTCGCCTGCAGGCCCACGCTCCCCTTGCGGACCACGAGCGGGAATTCCTAGATTAATGTCAGTTTCTAATGCCATTATTATTCACCTTCCTGTATCAATTTGACGTGCCAATTTCCATCTTCGCCAATATACGGTTGCCACGTCTGGCCATCTTTGCCACGCGGAATTAAGAATTCAGCATGACTTTTACCATTGCTGTATGTTTGAGTAACGCTTGCTTCTTCGTTTGAAGCAACTGACTTAGCGGTAATCTCCAGGTTCATCCCTGCTTGCTTAACAGCTTCATCAACGACGTCCTGGAACGTTACTTTTTTTACATATTCGTCACTAGCGTTAGCCACGCTCTCCTCAACTTTGAAGTGTACATACATGCGCGGTGATGGATAAATCCGCGTTTGTTTCTTACCGTTATCATCTGTATATTCTTCAAGAATTTCCATACGGTATTCATCGGGTGCAAGAGATGTTAAGTCAGCACTCTTAACTACAATATCGCCACCATCAATACTGGCTGGAAATTCACCGACATAGGCTTCACCATTGGCTACTTTAGCTTTAAAAGTATGAGTATCATCTGGAACACTATAAATCCGTTGATGAGGCTTTAAGAAACGCAAACGAATTTCACGTGTAGTATCGCCGTATTTAAAAGCGTGTCCCACGATCCGATATTCCGGATGGGGATGATCGAAAAAGTGCATAATATCCCTCCTAGCTAAATGAGAGCTTTACTTTTCCACCAACTGTTTCAATCGTTGCTTTATTTGCTAAGACTTCATTAACTGTTTTACCGTCAAGCATTGGTAATGCAGGACCAGCAAATTCAGGGAACCAGTAATCAATGTGGTTACCTTCTCCATTATCAGCGTCACTATAACGTGCTACTAATTGAAGCTTCTTACCAACTAGCTTATCGGAATAGTCAAAGCTACCATTGAAGCCTGACTTTTCAGCATTGTAAACACCAGCATAAGCATTAGCAACATCTGGACGGTCAACAATATCAGCTTTAACTCGCTGTACTTCCTTACCATCACTTAAGAGGATTAGGAAACGGTGGTCTAAGCCCAAACTACAATCACTAGCAAACCAACCCGACATAGTTAGCTTATTACTGTAAATTGTTGACTTCATGCTATCAAGATAAGCAACGCTTTGGTTAAAATCGTGATCTGCTGACCAATCAGCATAATTACCGTTACCTTCTGGATCATCAGTATAACGGAAAATAATTGTTACTTTCTGATTAGCCATTGCTGGAACGTAATCAAAGCTAGCTTCAAATCCGCACTTAGCAGAGATGTCAGGGTAAACTTTATTAACATCCGGACGATCTTTTAAAGTGATCTTTTGTCGGGCAATCTCTTTACCGTTAGCAGTTAAGATTACAAAAGCATTCTCTTTGCCCTTCGCCTTATCAGAACCGAACCAGCCGGAAATTAATACTTTATTCCCGTTAAATTTAACAGTATCAAGGTAGCCACTAGCTGTAATCCTGGCTGGCACTGAAGCTTGTTGTTCCTTAGTGTAGTAACCTGTGAAGTCATAAGACATATCAACTGTTACATTGCCAATAGGATATTTTGAGCTAAATTGCCAGGTCCCAACGTTGTCAACACCCGGACGATTGTTGTTGTAAGCAGCAATCCACCAATTTAGTTCTCGTCCAATTTGACCACGCATGATCCGACCAGTCCAAATCCAGCTTGCCATCGTGTATAAGTCGACACGTGGATAACCACGTTCAACAACACGATCTAAAAAGGCTCTTGCGTCTGCAGTAGCAAAGTAATTATTGGAACCATCTTCAATATCTAGAACCATTACTGAAGTTGCATCTAATCCCATTTGCTTAGCTACATCACAGAAGAAATCCGCTTCATTTTTAGCATCTTGTTCGCCCTTAAATTTTGCATAATGATAAGCGTGAACAATCATACCGCACTTAACAGCGTTTCTAATCTGTTCTGTCGCCTTTGGATTGACATAGTTTGAACCGTCACGTGAGCCTTCTGTTAGCTTAATAATAACCGCTTTAACTCCTGCTGCTTTTGCTGCTTGGAAAAATCCCAAGTCACTAGGGTTATGTGATGAAAGATCCATTGCTAGATCAGCCATTTTTATTACCTCCTTTTTTCTTACCTAAAAAGTTGTAATCAGCGGGGTTATAATCCTGCTGATCTTTTGCTAGCTTTGCTTCAAAGAAATCCATTACCGACTTAGGCAACCACCAGCCCATTTCTGTCCAATTTTCAATGACAGAAATAGCATACTGATAAGTAAAGGCGGCTAAAAAAGTAGTAGCCATTGTCTGTGCTCCAATCGTATACAGATATGGATAGACAATAGCTACTACTAGATAGACCACCATATGTTTTATCAAGCCTGGAATTCCTTTTGAACTATTTGTTTTCTGTGAAGTTTTGTGAGCGTAGTAAGGCTTAATCATCCCAGTGATTAGATCAAAAATCATTGCGATGGTAAAAGCCCACATCCACTTATCATCGATCAAGCGCTGATACTGATTAAATGCTTGCACGTGATAAGCCGCTGCTGAAAGTTCGACCAAGTTCCCACTCCCTTTTGTTAAAGCCGCCTAAATAAGAATTCTTTCCTATTTGTATTGTGTATTTCAGTGGCGACTTAAAAATATTAGTACGGAATATCGTAATCAACGTTCTTAGCTAAGTAAGTGTAATGGAAGTTATAAGTATCATTCGTATCAGCACGCATGTTAAGCTTTCCACCTTTGTCAACATTAACAAAACCGATTTTATTCTGACCTTCTCCAAAGACTGGTAAGGATAAACCATTATACTTCGGCAATGGCAAACCGGTAATGTAAGTCTTCCAGGTATTACTATCAGCATGAATCTTGCATTGAAATTCAATGGTATTGTTAATTCGTTGAATGTGGAAATCACTAATGTTAGAACCTGGATTTGCTCCGCTTACGTCAACTGTCTGGTTAGTTGCAAACCATTGTGACCAGTGATTTTCTTGAAGCTTGGTGAATTGCTTATATGCTTGAAATTGGTGCGTGTTAACGTTTTTGACTGTAAACATCCCGGTATTGTGGTTACCAGCGGTACAAGTGTAATCCCACAAGAAATCCCCACTCATTGTTGGATAACCAAGTGCTTGGGCAATTCCCGAATTCTGATAGGTAACCGTTAAGATACCGGATAAATGGGCACCTTGTGTCATCTGTGATTCATTAAGCTTCCAAGCAACCTCATCTAAGAAGCTGTTTAATTCATCTTCATTATTGACTTTCCGGTTACCGAGAATAGCAAAACTAGAAAGTAAGAAAGTGTTAACTGGATACATAATCTGCCGGAACAAGTTGAGCTTCTGTTCACCCGTTCCTGCCATAGCGTAAGAGTTACCGTTATCAGCGGCGGTTGGTTTACGAATGTCAAATGTCCATTGTAAAGCCCGATCAGTTAAGCCATTATCGTCATAGTTTTGATTAAGCTTAGAACCACGATAATTAATGGATTCAGATCCACCACCATCCATTCGCCAAGCGTTAACACAGCCAGCGTTAATGAACTTTTGAGCCAATTCATCAGCGGTCAGCCCGTTTTCATCAATTCGTCGCCCATCTGTTCCGATAATAATCCAAGTTCCATCAGCTTTTTCACCAATCCCCATTGCTGGGTAGTGATCAGTAACCCGACCACCAGCACGAAGATTATCACTTAATTCGTTATCGGTATCTGCATAACCAGACTTTTGCCCGTTCTTAACAAGTGGATAGTAAACCGTAAAGGCAACTTTTGCCCCATCGTTAAGCATTTGTTGAGCCGTTGTCCCGTTAGCCGGATATTCTCGAATAGAACGATCTGCCATGATTGCAAGGCTCTTCATACGATCGGGATAAGTCTTAGATGGATCAGCTTCATGAATAATTCGACCACCAGAGATAATGTTACCGTTCATGTAGGTTTCACCTGGTCCAATCCGAATTGAAGCATCCCCATTAAGAGTAAGGGTAGTGTGATATTGCCGTGCCCATGCGTTTGGAGAAATCCAATTTTGGTGATAATTCATTTCCGGCATAATCTGTTCGCCGAAAAAGTCTGTCTTTGGAATGGTTACAGTGTAGCAGGTGGTGTGATAGCTGTGATCACGATCAATTGAGTAAGAGATATTACCGTAGTAGTTATTATCAGTAATGTTAATCTGTTGTGCCCACTTGCCATTATCTAGCTGAATACTGAAGCCATCAGCTTGATCAAGAATCCGATAAACAGATCCGCCACCATCGTTACGACTGTGGTAACCCAGTGTTTGCACAGTATTACCAGTTTCTAGCTTAGTATCATGTTGCATATCAGCAACAGTATCATAAGCTTTGTTAGCCTTGTTGTTGATCAGTTCGGTTAACTCAGTCTTAGCATCACCAATCTTCTTATCTAATTCCGGCCGTTGAACAATATCATCAGAGGCAATCTTTTCATAAAGCTGTTCAACACGTGCTTTATAAATCTGAATGGAGTTTTCCAATTCGCTAAGTGAAGCCCGCGTTTGAGCTGACATGTCCTCATTTTTCTTCACTTCGGCTTGATAACGTTCCCGAAGAATTCGCAAAGCGTCATCAATCTTGCCTTGTGCTTCAGCCATCGCCTTGTCAAAGTCTGTAATGAAGTACTTAGCAGCAATCCCCATTGTTGGAATTCCACCAAGAATCTTAAACCAAACGTCCACACTTGTGACTGTTACACCGTTCTCATCTTTTAAGCCAATATAACCAGAGAAAAGACCTTCCTTACCCCAGAATTTATCTGGTAAACGTAGGATAGTAAATCCACCAGAACGGACTTCAGTTCCGTCACCTTCCCAGCGGACTGGGTAAGCGTCCATTTCCATGACAATTCGATCATGCTTCTTGTCATAATGACCATGACCTTCTTGGCCTTCAATGAAAGCATGCAGTCCTTCAAGATTTTTTGGTACACGTCCTTCCACCCAGCGGAACGGCATTGGTGTCCGATTATCGGCAATCCGGCCATTGAAGCGGACACTCATATCATAGATGTGAGCATATGGCTTTAAGATGTCAAAAATCGGATAAGGAGCGCGACCAATCTCTTCTTGTGTAATTTCTTTCATTAGTTATCCTCCTTTGCTTCTTCTAACCAGCGATCAAGTGGCATACCGGAATTAAGTTGTTCGTCTAAGCTATCAACTTTCTTCTTGAGCTTGTTATAACGCTCATCGTCTTTTTGCTTGTACTGGTCAAAGTCATTGCGTAAGTCATCGACTTTCTTTTCCAAATCGTTCATCCGTTTGACTAGTTCGCCGGTTACTCGATCATAGGCTTCAAAACCTTGAGCCATCGCTTCTCGAACATCACGACCATATTTTTTATGGCGAATAGCTTCGGCAATCTCAGCCATTGAATGGTTAGCTTGGCTAAATCCAGATTCATCACGATAATCAATTGCCACTATTATCACTACCTTTCTGCTGTAATTCTTCAACTGCTTTTTTAAGCTTGTTGTAGTCCTCAATCGATACATATTTTTGTGGCAAATCATCAACTGCCGTTTGCAAGTTCTTAAGATGGAAATTTATTTGATCGTAACGTTGAGTATCAGCTGTTCCACCAGAAGTGATAACTTGCTGAACGTCTCCCAACGCATTTCCATTGTTAACAATTACAGTTCCCTGCCGTCTAACTTGCCGGTTAAGTAATTGTAAACGTTGATCAATTGTTCGCGACTGTTCGACTTGATAACCACTCAAACTTACATCTTGCGGACTAATTGTCAGTTCTGATTTATGTGGATTAATAAAATCAATCTGCTTTTCAACTACTCTTAACAGCTGTGGATTAGCCACATAAGGGTTAACAAACATATAACGATCGGCGACTTTGAAATGCTTGAAGTTCGGCAATTCAAGCGCTGAAATTTCCCAACTAAAAGAAGCGGCGTTTTGACTCTTAATCCAAGCCTTTGCCGCTTCAAATAATTGTGATGGGTCTTCGATGTCGTTAAATTCGATCTTCCCATTAATGACATCAAATTCTTTTTGTAATTCCAGAACGTCGATATAGTCGCGTCCTTCGTTAACGCTGGCAATAGTAACACGCGGCTTCGGTCCATCCCCACTATTCGTATATTTGGTAGAGTTGGACGTTTTATCGCCTTCCTGTCCACCTTCACGAATCAGCTTAGCCGGATCGAGCCAAGTACCATCATTAGTAAATGATTTACGGACTGCTGCATAGAAATCAGCCTTTGTAACTCCAACATGGAGGTGGTCAGTTGTTCGTTGGCCTATTTCATCCCCAGTCTTGACTACATCACCAACATTTTTCCAGATGTTACCTGGTGAGGAAAAGGCTTCTTGGTACACAATGTTATAGCCATCTTTTGAGTGGGTAACCATGTAATTACCTAACCCGTTCATATACGACTTAATAATCACTGTTCCGCCATGAATTGCATGAATTGGGTTACCCGGATGAGTATTAGAACCAAAGTCCAGCCCATCGTGGAAACTATTAATCCGATAACCACCATCATAACCAAACGATTGAGCTTGTGAGAAGGGACGATCACCCGAACCAGGGAAAGGCCAACCCCATGTATTTTGCGTGGTTGACACTGTTTGACTTGGTTCTGAAATTGGTCCGTTTACTCGTCGAGTACCAGTTGGTCCCCAACCACCAGGACGGGAAATATCACGTAACCAATTACTATCATTGAACATAGCCAAAAGCTGATCAAATCCGCTTCGGATATTTGTGTGTCCTTGAACCGCCCAATAATTAAAAGTTGGTTGAATGTATTGAAGTAAACCGATAGAAGGAGTACCGGCGGCAGCGTTAGAATCCCAGTTATTCTGAACTGTTTCACTACCACCGGATTCTTGCTGGATTCGGCGAAGAATCGTGTTCAAACTGTTCTGATCAAGAGTAACACCCATTAATTGAGCTGCATGGTTAATCGCTGGTGTCCAATCGCCATTAATCGCTGTAGTAGCACCACCGCCACCGGGAATGTTTTCCCAGTTCGTTGTGTTGTCGTCCCCTAGCTCTACGTCTTGGGATTTAATCTGTGCCCCTAACGGGATTACACGAGTAATTACTTTCGTCGGATCAATCAGTAGCTTAGCTGATTCCATATTTACGCCAATTTCAATCGGAGTATCATTCTTGTGATCCGTGCCAATTGTTTTTGTGTAATCTAAGGTATTACGACCGTCTTTATTGTAATGAACAGTAAGATACCCACCTAATCGCTCTAAGAGATGTTCTTTAATTGCATCTCTTGTGTTTGGGTAGTCAATCTGCCGATATTCATTATCAGCGCTATTGTCCACATCAATATTCTTAACATCAAACTTCTTATAATCTGGTACTTGGTCATTATGAACATCGATCAATGTTTGAAGAAACTCTTTGGGAGACTGACCAACTGCCACATAGAAACGCTGAATACTGTCTAAGAGATAGGCTTCAATGCTTTCAAAAGTATACTCACGACTAAAAGCTCCATTAGAGTTCATTTCTCGCTGTGGCTTGATTGCCCGTCCACGAAAAATTAAGTCGTTGTCTTCATACACTTCAACGTGAGTATGCATCGGCCTAACGTTATCAAAGAGCGGGTTAGATTGATTAACAGTTAAGGAGAGATCGTTAATGTCCTGCTCTTTGAGAGTCAGCTTTCCGGCTAAAAGATGGACATTAATGCGCGGGTCAAAGACCGTATAGCCGTTTTTGGCTGTTGGCTCATCGTAAGCAATTATCCGATACATTAAATCATCTCCTCACGTCTAAACACGAATTTAATTGAGCCATTTCCCGATAGATTAAAAGTATTCTTTCCAGTATCAAGAATTAAAGTCGTATCTTTTGAATTGTCGTGGTTAAGGTCTAATGAACCAAAACCACCAGCTACCTTAATGTTGCCAGTCACTTCAAAATGGGACTCAACTGGATGAGAACCGATATTGTTAATAATGACTTGCTGATCACCATTAACACTGAAAGAGACATATTGCCAAATCCAGTGGTCAAATTCCACATCGTCCCAAATATCATCCCCCTCATTGTGAGAGGTATAAGCAAAGGGATAAGCTTCAAATTCAACCGTCGCGGTTGCAGTGCCCTTTTCTTCATCATCTTCAACCTGAACTGAGATACACTTAGCTTCCCAGTAGTAACCAGGCGCATGAGTATCATAAAGACGCTGTTTGCCAATTGGCATCAATTCACGCTTTAAGTTCTCTTCCATTGCCATACGATAGTGGTAATCACTATCAAACAAGGTTAGTTTGTAAGTCAAAGTACGATTTTCAAAGTAACGTTGACCGTTCAAGATAGAAAAGTCGTAATTACCCTGCATATAAGGGACGGAGGCTGTTACTTCGTTTTCTTTTGGCGTCGGTGCTTCTCGACCAACTAACCACCAGCCGTCATCAGCTGAATTAAAACTACCAAAGACAATCCCCTCTTTGCTGAGTTTTTCCAGTGTTTGGCTATCAACCTTATTCAAATCACGAAAAGCATAATCATCGTTAGGGATGTGGGTAAAATGACTAAATACTTTATTCATTATGACCACCGCCCTTTCATACTGATATTCTGTCCTAAGCGATCATCGTAAGCACCTGCTGTGTAACCAACCCATTTATTACCGTCAAGGTAAACATCACCGGATTTATTAGCAATCTGTTGCAAGAGTGCATTATTTTGCATCTGCAGACTAGTATCTTGCATGGTCAAAGTGCCACTATAGCTACCGCCTTGTAATGCACCAAGATTATTTAATGAGCTCTGCAATCCAGTTGTATCAACACTTGGCATTACAATTGCGCTATTTGCCATTGTCTGAGCAGCGCTTATAACGTCACTAAGACCGTTAGTAATACCGAGAGCAAACCCTTCAGCAGTATAACCACCAAGTTCTCTCATAACACGCGATGGTGAATGGATCTTTAAGAACTTCTTAGCTGCGTTAACTGCTGAGCTAGCCATGTTTTCAACGGCGGAAATAGCATTACCAATAGCACCCTTTACACCATTGACGAATCCCATGACGAAATCGCGACCGATGGAAACCATTGTCCTACTGAAGTTCTTTACCACATCAACACAAGCTTTAATACCATTGCTAAAAATAGTCTTTGCAGTATTCCAGCCGTTTTGGAAAACTGCTTTAACCGCGTTCATTAACGCTTGAACGACTGTCTTAATTGCATTACCTACACTAGAAGCAATACTCTTTAATGCATTCCATGCACCGGACCAGTCACCTTGAATTGCTGCTAACACTGCTCGAATAATATTAGCTATCACGTTAATAGCTGTGCTAATCACTGTGGTAATAATCGTCCAAGCAGATTGTACAACTGTCGTAATAGTACTCCAGACACTAGAAAAGATAGTGACAATATCATTCCACAATGCTGAGAAGAATGGTGAGAGAACCTGCCATACTGCCATGACTGCTGCAACTATTGGCGTAATCACAGCAATAAATCCTTGCCAAGCAAGCATAGCAATCTGCACTATACCTTGCCATAACAGACTGAAGAATTCTTGTAAGGGTGTCCAAAGATTTTTGATCGCTTCAATGATTGGAGACATTCCTTCTATAAAACTTGTCCAAACACCAGTTGCGGTTGTCTTAATTCCAGTCCACAAATTAGAAAAGAATTCAACAATCGTTGACCAAGCTGCTTGGATAATTGCAATCGGTTGTTGGAAAGTCTGAGTAATCCATTGCCAAACAGTCGTAGCAGTTTCTTTCAAACTATTCCAAGCAGTTTGTAGGAAAGTAACAAAGCTCTGCCACAATGCTTGGCCTGTTTTAGTTTGTGTAAAGAAATAAATCAAAGCTGCTGCTATAGCTATAATGGCTGTAGCAACGTTTAACTTGGTACTAATAGCAAGTACTTTTTGAAATGCTTCCCATGCTTTCGTTACAACTACAATTGTAGAAGCTATCGTAGTGAAAGCTACTGCCCCCGCCGTCAATCCAACGACAAGCGACTTAAGAAAATCGTTCTTTCCAATTTCACTTAAGACATTTGAAACACCTTTTAGCGCATTTTCGGCCATTGTCCCAAAGTTGCTTATATGTTCTGCAATTCCTGAACCAGTCATATCCGTAACGAATTGGTCAAAGCCTTTAATCATCTCACCGGTTCCACGAATGATAGCGGTCTTCATGTTTTCCATCGAAGTGGAGATACCAGACGTACTATCTAAGGCGATTTTATGAAGTGATTTAAGGCCACCGCCACCGTTTTTATCTAGGTTAATTAAAGCATCTTGGAATTGATCTACTGAAATTTCTCCGCTCGAGAGACCTTCCTTTAACTGGCCCATCGTCAGGCCCATTTCTTTAGCAATTGCTTTTAGAGTAGGTCCCATCTGCGAATCCATCATCGAATTCCATGTCTCGGCATCAATCTTCCCGTTGGCTAGTGCTTGCGATAGTTGCAATGTTGCATTTTCAGCCATAGCAGCACTACCACCGAACCCAATTACAGAATCATTAATTGCTGACCATACTTTTTGCGACTTGCCTAAATCACCAGTAGCCGAAGCAATTAACTGTACTCCACGAACAGCACCATCAAGGGATGTGGGTAAACCTTTAATTGAACCTTGCAAGCCTTTCATTGCCGCGCTAGTTTCTTTAGCAGAAAAGCCCATGTTACTGAAAGTTCGTGTTGAGTTATTCAGTGTATCAATCCGTTGTACAGCTGATCCTACTGAATCCTTGACCATGTCAAAAGCTTTACCTGCAACTTGAACAAGGGCCATTGCACCTGCAACACCTTTAAACGTATTGACCATACTGCTACCAGCATTGCCAACAGTGCCTTGTGTACTGCTAGAAGCTTGCCCCAGTTTATAGACATTGCTTAGCGCTTCGTTCATCGTGCTAGAAAAGCCTTTGTCTACCGCGCTAATAATGGCTTCAACTGAAAATTGTTCAGCCATTCTTTCTACCTCCTCTCTTTCTTAATTCATCAAGCTTACCTGACTTCTTCAACTGCTGATATTCAGCGATCCGTTTATTGAAAAGTTCGTAAGCTTGACGCTTTTGAGAACATTTGGAGGTAGCTTGATAAGTTGGTTCGTATTGCTTTCTAATACTGTCAACAACGGCATTATGGTCAAAGAATTGTTCAAAGCGCTTAAACTTTGGCTTAGGATGTTTATCACCAGTAGTAGCTTGAACCTGCTGGTTAAGCCACGCTTGGGTAGCCATATCGTTTTGCTTTTGTGCTTGTTGCAATTGATAAGCTTCCCAACGCAAGTGATATTCTCTAAGTCCCATTCGTTCGATTTCTTTAATGTCATGAAAGCCCAAAAATGCTAAACAATTAAGAATAATTGTCCGGTATTCAACCTCTGCATCTTGCTTAGCATCTAGGCCTTCATGTTTTTTACTGAAACTTGAACAGCGTTTGACTCACTAATAGCTTTATTAATCCGTGAGAATAGATCTTCTAATTGCTTAATCGTGCAACTATCAAGGTAATCATCAATATCATCAAGACTTGGTCGTGGCTTAACTTCATAAGCAGCAGCATAAATAACAATGGATAAAACAGCTGTATCGTATGCTTGTAAAGCTGGTATTGACTTAATCATTCCATAACCAAGCCCGACACGTTGTCCTTTTACATTTGCGCTAATTCCAGCAACCTTATCAAGTTCACGAATAAAACGTACACCGAAATGCAACTGAACTTTCTTACCGTTAATGAGTAACTCCATTTAACTTACCTCCATACACGAAAAAGAGACGGCTATTAACCGTCTCCCCTTCCTTTATTCATTCGCTGTTAGTGTTCCTGCACCGGCTTCATCATCGGTGTAAGCCACACCATCACCAGTATTGTCTTCATCAGTGATTGCAGCCAAGCCACGAAAGCCGTAATCAATTTCTTCTTTAATGCTTTCTGGTAATGTTACCCAGCCTCGCTTAGGCTTGCCGGTAATTGAGAACGTAACATCACGAGTTGAAGCATCATCCGCATCATTTGAACTGCCATCTTCTGAAACCGTCCCTCGCATATACCAACCGAAGCACTTACCTTCTGCATTGCGACGACGTACATTGACCCGCCATAATTCAACTTCTTCAGCATTTAAAACCGCTGTTTGCATCTCATCGGAAGCCCGAGAAATAGCGTCAACGAATTCAGTTTCTAATTCTGTTTCAAGGCCACCGGTGGTACTGATAGTACCGTCTTTAGTAGTGGTAGTGTCTGAATCTCGACTTAATGTAAAGTCTTGTGAAGTTTGGTGGGGAATTAATTGCGCATCCATTTCCTTTTCATGTTTGAGCATTCGGAAAAAGGTAACATTATCAATCCCTTGAATGGCTTCTTTCGACTTCTTCATAGCCTCAACATTATCAGCCATCTAAATCATCCTTTCTATCGTAAATAAAAAGCCATCGTAATCACCCCGTGCCACAACAAGGTATTAGCGATGGTATCGTCGATCACAATTTGATTATCAATTAAATTAGGCTTTCCAGTAAAGAAGTGGTGTTCTGTTCGTAAAGCTGGATCATAAGAAAGTGCTGCAACGTTAGCCATCATCTTTGCCACGTTATCGCGCTGACGACGACTCCCCCACACATGAACAGTCATATAAATTGTACTGTTGATTGATGTGGTAGTGACTGTATTAGTCTGTTGCTGTTCTCCACACACAGCAAACGGATACTTAGCATTTTCGCTCTCTAATGGTAAATGATCGTATGTGTCGTAACCCATTTTCTCACAAGCGTTAAAAATGTAGTTGTAAAGTTCACTAGTTGGAGTCATTGTACAAGCCTCTTCATGTCCCTATTAAAAACAGCAAGTTGATTGATAAAAGCTGGTCGGATGGTGGGACGTGGAATCATAAAGCGAGTTCCATATTCAAGATAAGGAGCGTAATTAGTATGAGGGCCAACTGCTACTCTCATCCCACCATTGGAATAAGCTTCTGTAACAGAACGCTTAGTTGCGCCAGTTGGTTTAACAAACCGCTTGCCCTCATAGTGTCCTTTATATTGGGCTGACATATTACGCCTCATCTTACTAGCCATCTGTGAACCATTCTTTTTGATGATCTGTTCAACCGCCATTCTCATTTGTGGACTGTTAGTCTTTAGCTTGGCTTCCAATTCTGTTAAGCCATTAAACTTAATATCCAACGTCTTCACCTACAATTAATGTATTGCCTTTGAGTGGGTCTCTTCTAGTAGTTAAACGATAATGCTTATCACCATCGTTGATAGTTAAATAGCTAAACGCAACTTCTACAGAATGAAGCGTTCTGATCACTAATGAACGTTGATTGATATTGCCAATCAGTTGGTTAGTCCGATCAATTCCCATATCAGTTACATTAGCTATATCTTCTGCTACTAAACGATCATCTCCAGCTTTACGTCCTTCACGGTAGAATTTAACCACGCTATCCATCAGCATTGTTAGTATCTTCCTTATATGGATTAACAAATTGAACATGTCCTAACGTCTTCACTTCTCGTTTCTTTCGCCATTCCGCGATGTCATCAAGGAAGTCATCAAAGTCAGTATTGTCAAAGGTAATTGATTCACCTTCCTGTCTATATGAAGACATCCCCTCATTTTTGAGTCGGTTGTAACGCCGAACACAAACTTCTAAGGGGATGTAGGACAAATCTGTTGGAAAATCTTCTTCACTTGACAAGCCTAACTTAAAACGAGTTTGAGCTGTCGTATTTTTGATAATCAAATTTAATAAGTTATCCATGCTATCAGTTTTTAGCTGAAGCATGGTTTTTAATTCGTCTAATGAAACGGGGCTATCCATAAGGACTGCCTCCTTTCTAATCTGTTGGGATTAAGGCTAACAATTCGTCTTTAGTAGCGCTCGAATTGTAAGTAATCCCCTTCTTGTCTAAGTACGCCTTGATTTCGGCGACTGTGTTGTCCGCTGTTGGCTTAACGTCAGTTTCAGGGTCTGACGGCGTTAATTTTTTGAAATTGTGGTTAAGATAATTCCATCAAGGCGTTCTGGGAATAACTTAGTACCGTTCATAATTACTGATTGGTAAACCAATGAGTCGTTAACTGGATTGTGAGTAATACCAATCAAACCAGTTTCGTCAGTAGTGAAGTTGAATGCTGTGCCTAAGCTACCAGTTACTTGTGCGTAAGCTAAGTTAAGGTTATCAGTAGCAGTAGCCGCCATCTTTCCAGAAGGAATGCTGGATGAAACAATTACAGTGTTGAAACCGAAGTAGTTTTGTAAGTAAGACATACCAAAGGCTGTTTGAACAGTAACATCAGAGCCACCCAAGTAGTTGTAGAAATCAATTGGGTTAACGAATAATACCGATTGAATATCGTCATCTTCCCACTTAACCGCTAATTGACCCAATGTTGCACCGATAGCACTCTTGAAGTCTGTGGCAGTTGCGGTTGTTACACCAGTAGTGCCAGTTAAGAAGCCGTACATATCAGCTTTAACATCTTTTTGAACTTCACGAAGCAACTTGTTATCCGTGTCAGTTACCGCCGCGTTAAATCCGGAAGCTTGAATAGCTTCAGCTGTAGAAGTCTTACGATACTTCTTGTAATCCAAAGTCAAAGTGGAAGCTAATTCCTTTTTAACCTTGCTTAAAGGAATAACTTCACCTTCGGCAACTGTACCGTCAGCTTTAGTAACAGTTGACTTGTAAATTTTAATCTGATTACCAACTGCCATAGGAGTAAGGCGAGTAATACCTAAGATTTCCCGCAACTTCTTAATTGAACCTTGAAAACGTTCTGTAAAATCGATTGATTGAGCGATTAAATCGGCTTGCATAGTTGTATTTGTTGGTACTGCCATTATTGATTACCTCCGTTGTTAAATAGATCTAAGTGATTCTTAATGGCTTCACGTCGTTTGTTATCGTCTTTAATTGCCATAATCTCAGACTTAGTAACCACGTGTTGACCATTATGCTTTGGCGTAGTGCCTTTCAAGAATGACTTACGAACCTCTTCTTGCACCTTATTGGTGTAATTAATCAAGGCTTGAGCGTTAGCATAGGTCTGCTTGTCATCGTTGGTAACAATCATGTTCAAGATATCGTCATCGACCTTTAAACCAGCTTCTTTGAAGACTTTATCAGTCTCATTTAAACTAGTTTGCCGAGCAAGCTTTTCTCGAAGCTCTTTGATTGTTTTGTCCTTTTCATCGGCTTCATTCTTAGCCTTGTCGTCATCAGATAATTGTTTAACCGATTTACCAGCAGTTAATTCTTTGATCTTTGCTTCTGCCTTTTCTAAGCGATCCTTGTAGTCGTTCTTTGAGGCTTGTTCTTTGCCAATTCGTTTTTGCAGCTTAGAAACAATTTCATCTGAATTGAAGCCTTGTGAACCGGCACCATCGTTCTTAGGAGCTTCATTTTCAGTTGTTGGTTGTTCGTTAGCTGCAGTAGTTTTGTTATTTTCGTTGTCCATGTTAGGACCTCCTTTACTCGCATTTACCGTCGTGGGAGACTCTCGGGCTTAGTTAACGTCCACACTCACGGAACGGACAAAAAAAGACCGCTGCAATAGCGATCTTAATAATCTAAATTTGAATCTAATTCATATTCACGGTTTGCTTTAACACATTCATTTACTTCTTTGGCTGTTACACCGTCAACCGCAAACATTGGAAACGGCTCATTAAAATGTTCTGAATACCTTATCAACGCTTGATAAAGCTCAGGCTCATTTTTTTGATTCTTATACAAGTCTTGCCAATCATTCATCTGTCGAACCTCCAATTTCCTTTGCCAATCTTACATATTCTTTGTAAGCAGTAGGAAAATGCTTCTTAATAACTTTCAAAGACTCTGGATTATTAATGGTAGCACTGGAACATTCAGCAAAGAATTCCTTTTCTTGCATTCCCGGATATGTCCAGTATTTCGTACCATGTCCATACCCTAGCTTTTCCTTACCACGAGTTACCGCTTCAACCATATCCGATACATCGGTATATCCTAGCCAGCCTTTTTTCTTTCGTTCTTCATTTAACTGCTCATAGTGAAGCTGCACACCGAGTTGCCGTTTAGTCACGGCTGTAAATGTTCCATCTTTTTTATAATTTAGTCTTACACCACCAATACCACGATATCCGCCGTAATATTCTTGACCATTAGAAGCGGCTGTAATCTTGGTACTCTTAAGATCTTCTTTTCGATTAACATTTTCAACAAGCTTTTCGTTATAATCAAGCCAATCCCTATGAAGCAGAATGCTTAAATTACTATCCATTGACCTTGTATAAGGGAACTCTCCACCTTCATAATCAATAAGATGGCCGAATTCGTGGAAAACAACATCAACTGGCATTCGATCCTTGTTTTCATTGTTAATATTAATGGATTTCTTCGCTAGAGTTACACCTCTAGTACTTGGATTGTAATATGACTTGCCGAGTTCGCTAATATCGTCAACCTTAAAAGCATCCATGTGTTTAGTATAAAGTTTCTTCATAAAGTTGGGAGCTTTATCCAATGAATTAGCATAACGCTGTGCAACTTCTTGACCAAGCTTTTCTGCAATCTTTTCAGGAAGATACTTCTTAACTAGAGAATCGTTTTCTTTTGAAACTTTCTCCTTTTTCTTCCCATCCAAACCTAGTTCTTTTAGCTTCTCGTCTAGCATTTCGTCGGAATAGTAAGAGCCAATTGAACAGCGACAGTTCGGATGAGTGTTGTCCGGAATAGCAGGCACATATTTAATCTGATAAATTCCAGCACCCTGTCCATTGTCTTTATTAGCAATGCTCTGGCAAGTTCGACAAGCTCCTGGTTCAGCAAACCACTCAACCCATTTAAAGCCATTACCTTTGATTGATTCCAATTGTGCTTGATACTGAACTCGTGCTGTTTCTGTTCTAGCAAGTCGTTCAGTGACAGCGCGTTGGTTATCAACCGTTGCTCTAACATTGTCTTTCAAGCTCCGGGCAATCTTACGTGGGTTATCTCCGGATACAATCCCAGTGGAGATAACTTCATCAAGTTTAGCTTTGAGAACGTCTTGATCTCGCCACAATCGTTCCGACCAAGTACCACCTGCAACTGAAGTCATAACGACTTCTTGAGTATCATACAAGGTCCACAATTTTGCGGTACCTAACTGCTTGCCCATAATTCCGGCTTGCCGTTTGAATTCGGCTTGTGCTGAATCAGTAAGCTTAACACCTAACGACGAATTGAGTTCATCGGTTAAGTCTAAGCATTCTAGTCCAACCATGCTCTTAAGATACTCAAGCCGGTTAATTCGCATTGTTGCATTATAGAGTCGTAAGTGAGCGTTTTGCTCTTTGGTAAAGTCGCCATAATGAACTTTCTGACCAGCCGAGCGTTTAGCGTTAGCTTGGGCTACTAGTTTCTTGGCTAACTCTTCACCTTCTTGAATATCGTAATTATCGATTGCTCTCAGCATTTCAGCATAAGAAGATCCGTTACGATCCGCTAACCAGCCAATCTGCCGATCAATCTCACGGTTAATATTACGGATGGTGTTCTCATAGAGGTCCTGAACCTTTTTGGCAAACTTGTCATCGTCTTTGAACTGTTGATTTTGCCATTCACGTTCAGCCAATCGGCGCTTAGTCCAGTAACTTCTATTCACCATCGTCGTCACCCTTCAGCAAATCAACTGCACTAGGTGAATTCTCCAAGGCGTTGCGAGCAGTTTCGGCCTGTTCTTCGTGGATCTTTTCAATTTCTTGTTTAGGATCATCCACAATCGACAATGGCTTCAAGGCTGTTTCATGTGAAGTTACTCCCATCAATGTCTTAGCTGTCTGTGCTTCATCGGCAAGGTTAGCGGGAATGTTCCAACTGAATTGGAATTTAAGATTTTGCCACTCGTCCGGTCTTGCTATCTCTCCTACACTGAAAAGCACACGGTACAACTGTCGAAGTGATTGAGCAAACTTGCGCTCTTTACTAGAAGCTAAGTTCTGAATGGCTAACAGCTTATAACGAATAGCCACACCTGACTGATTAGAAGCAAACTCTTTATCACTGAGGTTTGGCACCATGCTAATCTGATAAATCAAATTAAGCAGCCGTTCGATGAAATGCTCTTGCAAAGCATCAGCATCCGGTTTTCCAACGAAATCAACGGTCGCATTAGCTGATTCCGCGTCCGGTGAATAGATAAGGTGGTTATGCTTGATGTCATCAACTTTAACATTATCGTTCTCATCTGTTGGCAACTGTAAACCTAGAATCTTAAGATAAGCGTTGTCGTAATACTCGTTCTGGTTAGCCTTGTTAGATAAAGCTTTATCCAACGCCTCACATAAAGTCTTAACATTATCAAAGGCTCCCTGCCGTTCTTCGTTTTCAAAGAATTCAACAGCTGGAACAATCCCATAAATATTAACCTCATCAGTATTGGTAACATCAAGCTTCCCATCAGTGAAACCAACCACCTTGTTAGCGTAGTAGATAGTTCCACACAAACCATTCTGCGCTGTCTTACTATAACGAATAAAAGCAAGGGGATGTTGAGCTACTGTATCGTCATAAACAATGAAGCCTTCAGCCGGTTTAACTACCGTAACTCGGGTATGCTTCTCTTCATCTTGATACATGAAAGCAATTGAACGGCCGTAGATGTCGGTTTGCTTACTGATTTCAGACAGCTTATCTTGAAAGCTATTAGTATTATTCCAATCTTGCAGTTTATCGTTAGCTGACTTATCTTCCAACGTAATCTTTGGCGGAATCCCCACGAAGAAACCGGTAAAAGTATCACAGATGTATTTCGGAAGATTAACCACCAGCTTATTGTCTGGCCCCCAACTTGACTTTTGTTCATGAAGAATCGCATGGTCACCAATGTATAACTTGTAGTTCTCTTGATAGCCAGCTGCCCATTGACTGTTCTGTTGGATCATAGTTGCCAAATCCTCTTGAGTGATCACTTGGTCTTTAGGATAAAGGATCAAGTGATTGTCGGTAATTTGAATGTCTTCTTTACTAATGATGTTCACCTTCTTCATTACATTTAACCTCACTAACGCATAAAGTTAGGCAATAGTGTGGCACCAGTTGTGTGATGTTGGTTGTATAAACAGTAACGGACGCTATCCATTACGTGGTCATGATCTTTTGCCGGTTCGCCGGTCTTCTCATTCCAAACATACTGATAAACTTCATCAAGGAACGGCTTAGCGGCTGACTTCTTCACATAAAAGCAATTAGTCTTCATCAACTCAGCTACAAATTCAACACCTGACATCACAACTTTCTTAGCATTACGAGCATGAATTCCGGCTCTCTGCAATTGAGAGACATATTCGGGGCGAGCAGAATCACACCACACATTAATATTACGGCCATAACGTTGCTGGATATTTTTCAGAATGTCGATGATCTGATCAATAAACATCCCTGACGCTTCATAGCTCTCCACCAAGTAGTTACGTGGTGGCTTTGTGTGATAAGCATTCCAATTGTCATATCCAAACACCGTAATGGCAGCCGGGTGGCTTTTAGCAAATCCAAAGTCCACACCCACTGCATAATGTGGTAAGTCTGGTACCTCATCAACCACCATCGTTTGCTTGTTAAAGTCGGGATAAACCACACCTTGACCAGTAACCCACAAACCAAGTATGTCACGATCGTAAAACATTCCGGAAGGAGTCGCCGCCTTGAAAGCTTTAACGTACTCAGCTGATAAGAATGTATTATCGTCAATCGTGAAATGGAAAGCCTTAATCCGTGCGTCTGGATTGTGATTGTCGATGTAGTCCGTCTTTAACCAATGCTGTGGATTATCCGGGTTAGTATCACAGATAACTCTTGCACTATCCATTGAACAACGGGCAAGGATTTCTTGGAAGACATCGTGGACAGCCAATGAAGCTTCGTTAATATATGAACCATAAGCAGTCATACCACGAATACTAGACATTCCCCTCAGTGAACCGGTGTAGCTTGGCACAATGTCCACGCCAAAAAGATGATAGTGTCCGTGTCGATCAGCCTTCATATCGATACCAAACTGACTAGCAATCGAGCTGATCACGTTGTTGTAAATCGTGTTAGAACTGAATCCCGCTAAGATAAATTGGGGATGGCCATCACCTAATTTCTTGGCAAGTTCAGCAACTCGGCGCAATTCATACAGAAAGATAAAGTTATCAATGTAAGTTTTCCCTGACCGCTTGGCTCCTGCAAGGATAAGGTACTTCCAATCATCGTTGAAGTAGGAGTTTAACACTTCCTGTTGCTTACTTGTCAGCAGGCTCTGTAGTGCCATTCATTACACCTTCTTCAATCTGATCAAGCAACTCATTCAGCTTGTGGTTGTCATCACCGGTCAACTGTTTAGCAGCCTTAACCTTTTCCTCAGTTAATTCAGTTTCAGCCTTTAGCTTACGTTGCTGGAGCTTAGCAAGGCTAGTGTTATTAAAAGTTCCATAAGCCTTAGCAAGATTTTCATAACCTTTCGTTCTATCTTGTGCCCTAACCGGAACTTCAACCACCGAACCGTCATTAGCAAGCAGTTGCTCTTTAATCTCTCCACGTCCTAATGCAGTGAAGTACTCCATAATTTCCTGTTGATCTGCAATTGAGTTACCAGAGCGTTCTTTTAGCTTCTCCATGCGCTTTTGGATGTATTTACCCAGTTTTAATAGGTTCTCTGGTCCTGAGTTATTAGGATGCTTATAGCCTGCCATACGAGCGGCTTCTGTGGCATTCATCTTAGCTTGTCCACAGTAAGCATCGATAAAAGCTTTCTGTTTATTTGTTAACCTGTTTGCCACATTATCACCACCTCCGTGCAAACAAAAAAGCACCCGCAAAATCGCGAATGCTTAAAAATAGAAAATATAATTTGAACACAAAATATAACAGGCAAGGCGTGAACAAATATACAACTATTTTATTAGTGTCTTGGTGTAATAAAGAATTGCTTAAATCAAAGCAAGGTTTTGGCGAACGTTCTTTGATAAAAGCCTAGAAGGTAATGTGTAACAAATACAGCTATTTTGTTTCACACCGCTTTTCTCTATTATTACATTTTTCACTCTATCATAATAGCACCGATTTTTAGAAAAAAGCGGTAAAAAAGCGGTAAAAAAGCGGTAAAGTTGTGCCCCTATTTTTTGAGTGGTTGCCATTCTTCAAGCCATAACAAAGGGGTGATTTCTAGGCCTTCATCAAGTGCTTCTTTCTGCTTGTTGCGTAAGGTTTTATCTGACATATCCCAGTAATATTTCTCTAGGATAAGCCGTTGAGTCTTCCTAGTTGAATATTCATGTAAATATCGCCAATCCAAAATGTCCGCTAACATCGCATACTGATCGCCAACGTCCCGAAGATTGTTAATAACCTTCTTACGCTTCCAACACTCGTTAACTGCTCTAGCGTGAGCGTCTAGCTGTCCGTTTGGCTCTTTAGGGACTGGTGCTTTGGGCATTCCATCATAAGAGATACCTGTTGAGCTAGGGTTAATCTGTTTAGCCCGCTTTTTCCATTGATGATACTCACGTAAAAATTCTGCTAAATCCTTTTGCCGTGCATTCACTTTGTCACCCCCACGCAAATCGCCGTACTAATTACAAACGGTAACGCAACTACTCCCCACCACAGATGAGTAATCAGCAAGACAACTTCTAAGGAACCAATTGTTAGTAGAGAAATAACTCGCAAAGTATTCATGATAATTCCTCCGCTTTTATGTCTGTTACCATATCAGCACGATCATTTAACTGTTGAATAGTGTACGTATGCTTGAGATTATTAGTGGCAATTACTGCATACATCTTACCCTTGTAATAAACTGTTCCACCAAGCAGGAACTTACGTCGTACTTCTTTATCGTCCATTGGTCATCTGCTCCTTCGTATGCTTTCTTAATTGCCAATCAACTTGACTCTTCTTCAATCCTAACTTATCGGCAATCTGTTGATGAGTCAGCCGACAGCTCACTAGATACTTTATTTCTTCGATCGTTGCCGATGTAATAACCGTACGATGGTTCTTAGCATTATAGATGTCTTTTAATTCTTTATGCTTCTGTACGTAGTTGTATAGTCCATTCATTGACATCTTAAGCATCTTAGCAACGTAATTAATCGTCTTGCCTTGCTTAATATAGCTTTTTATCAACCAATAATTTTTATCAGCAATCTCAGCTGCTGTTTTTGTCGTCTTATTTGGCTTCCTTGTTCGGTCACTTTCAGCTGTTGCCTTCCGAAAAGCTAAGATAACCTGTAAGTCCTCGTCGTTAGCTGGGATAACATCTTCTAACTTATCCGTTGTCCGCATGACAATATGATTCCCATAACGTTGTTCTAGCTTGTCTAGGTGGTGGGGGATGTCGTACTTTTTGATTAGATCAGCCATCATCACCACCCCTTAATCTCTTTGATTGCTTCATACAGTGGTTTATCCATCCCATCCAGGCTACAGTAGGCATCTATTACTTCTTGCTTATGTGGGTACACTGCAATGTCGTTTTCTTCGTCTCCACTTGCCCCAACTGCTAGTATTGCGATTGGATAACCAATTGACCCTACACCCTTGCCAAAAGTAACGAAGAAGTCATAGAGCACTTGTTCATCATGAGTTAGTTCCATTGGCTACCTCCTTATATTTATACGGCTTGACTGGGTGTCCATTCTTCGCTATTACCATTCCATCAATGATAATTTCAATTAAGACAGATTTTAGACTATTCCGATTAAGCAACTCCATGATAATTTCACCTTGAAGTTGCTTGCTCATTTTTGAAAAATCGGCTGGCATGAAATTGGCATCATAACACCATAACCACAATAGGTCATCCTTATTATTTTTTTGCTCTGGGATAAGTTCTACTGTTTTATAATCATCAAACAGTGAAAAACCCTTTGGAGTGATTACCAGTTCAATACTTACATCTTGATTGCAAGTTTCAACAGCAATCCCAAACTCATTGGGCTTGTGATAGAGTTCTCCCTTGTGTATGCGTAGTGGTTTAGGCTCACTAGGATCATCTTTCTTTTTAGCAAAAAATTCGAATTTAACTTCGGTCATATTCTTTGACCTCTTCCTTCATTGCATCAATTGCATCTTTAGGAAAGAAACCCGAAAGACTATCTAGGTCCTCTTGCGTGAATTCCATAGCATTAGCTTTTTCATTAGCAAATCCAAAATGGAACTCAACATTATTAGTGCTTATGTTCATTGCATCAACATATTGCTTAACAGGCACTGGTCCCTCAACACATCGCATTGCAGATAAAACATATTTCTTTTCTGGAAAACGTTCATTAATTGGCGTATCAAGCAGTCGCTGGATAACGTCCATGACACGTGCTAAATCTTGGGGCTCGATATTAGACAAACAATCCCAGTCACTACAAATAGAATCCCAGTTAGTTGCATCTATAGTCATTTCTAAAAACCAGTTGGCGTGGACTTTAAAATCCCTACGATACATATGCAAAAAGCCATTTGATTCTTTTGCTAATACTGTGCTAGTCGAACCGTTAATAATCTCTATTGCTTCTTTAATTTTCATGCTGTTACCTCTCTTATTGATTAAATGCGTGCTACAATCTGCTTAGTTAAAATATCTGCATATGCTAATTTTGCTTTGTAACGAGTAACAATTAAATCTTGCTTATCAGATTCAAGCTTTCTATAATCATCAGTCTTCATAAATTGCTCAAGCTTATTTATTTCTCTATTTGTTTTGGAAAGTAACTTGCGTACGTTTCTCATTGTCTGTCCTCCTTAGGTAGCTTGTTATATTGCTTCTCTTGATAATCAACGATTGTTGCTAAGAGTTTTACTACTAACGGATTGTGATTGTATCGCTGTTCAATTACGTTTAGTGTTCCTATCATCCATCGCCAGTACTTGTCACTACTCAGTCCTTCACGTTGTAGCATTGTGTTAGACGCTTGCATCCACTTTTCAAGATCATTAAAGAAGTTATGCCAATTCATGACTCCACCTTCTCTACTTTCTCTAAGCTGATAAATAATCCAGGAATTTTGGCCCAGAATTTCTGAGCAATCAAACTCACCACCAAGCGATCATCTTCAAAGTAATTCAGCTTGTTCATAACGTCTTGCAGTAACTTCACCAAGTTGTCACAGTCCGGCTTAGTCGTCTTGTATTGCCCATCATAAGAACCGGTTACCAGTGGGAAACAGAACTTCACCACCAGTTCAACTGGCCCTTTCAACGGCTTCTTAGGCGCGTACTGTGCCAGATAGTCGGTTAGGTCTGCCCTAGCCTGTTTCAAGTCAGCCGGTTCGTAGAAAATTGGTTTACCATTTACCACATGGACTTGCTTTTCTTGATGAGTAACTGTTGGAATTTTCATTGGAATAAAGAATTGCATCTAGCTTTCATCTTCTCTCATTGGTCTAGTCCTTTGTACTTACTTTTTATAAGTAGCGTTAACGTTTTAACACTTTTCTTATTTTCGTTAACGCGACCTATTCACGGCGACGATTCATTAACGCCACGACCGTTATTAACATCCATCCCCTGTAAAGGGGGATGTTAATAGGTCGCGTTAAAGTTAGGTTTTACAAGGGCTGTTAAGGCTGTTACAAGTCTATTAACAGCCAATTAACAGCCAACTTGGATGTTACGTAACTCATCTATTAACAGCCAACTTGGATGTTAAGGATGTTACAGTTTCTTACTTTTTGTAACCATGCTGTCTTGAATCTCAAAATTAGAATTTCGTTTCACCCGCATATAGATTGCTTGAGTCGATTTTTCAAGGTAATTAGCAATCTGCACAACTGGAACTGAACCAGTATTTTGATCGTCCAAGATGTTAAAAGCTTCTTCCAATTCGTTGACTGACTGCTCCTTTTTCTTTTGGTTAGCCTCCTGCATTCGTTCCTTCCAAACTGCTTGCTTATCTTCCGGCGTTTCGATTTCCACATCATCAAGGCTGTGGTCAACTTCATACAGTGGGTACTTAAACCAGTAGTTAATCGGCTTAAATGATGGAAATTCCCGCAGGGTCCCTTCCATTCGCCAGGCGGTGTGTTGACTAGCCTGTTCAATTACTGCTTCTCGTTTCTGCTGAATGTGTTGCAGTAACTCTTGTCCGTTATCCATATCGGCAAAAGCACTCATCAAGTGGTGATTCATCATCTGCAAGTCGTTAAGATCCTTTTCTGGTATTTGATAAGCCGGGTTGTACTTAGTAATTTCTTCTGCTAGTAATAAGCATTGTTCTTGCTGGATATGCATTGCTCGTAAATCATCATCAATCGGTAATGCGGTTGCCGTTAAAATTGCATCCGGATCACGGGCAAACACTCCGGAACCACTTGACCGGTCCATTGAAGTTTTCGCTCCCTGTGCTCCCTTACTGAAGTGGTGAGCATAGATCAACGCACAACCTAACTCAGTAGCGATCTTATCAAACTGATTAACGAACTTAGCCATGTCGTAAGCATTATTCTCATCCCCTGTCAGTACCTTGTAAATTGGGTCAATGATAATCGCACTGTAATTGCCATCTTTTGCTCGCCTAATCAGTTTAGGTGTTAGCTGATCCATTGGTGTTGTCTTTCCCCGCAGATTCCACATATCGAGGTTGTTAATTCCATTGTGTGTAGTCCCTGCCGCATGGTAAATATCCACAATCCGCTTCTTAGCTGAGTTGGGATCGATTTCGAGGTTGACGTACAAGACACGCCCTTGTTCACACTTAAAGCCGTTCCAGTTTGTCCCTTCTGCAATTGCAATTGCTAATTGCATTAGTCCAAACGACTTCCCGGCTTTGCTAGGCCCGGCGAATAACATTTTGTGTCCTTCACGTAAGACCCCATGAATTAATTCCGGTGCTAACTTGATCGGCTTATCGAACACGTCTGCTAGGTTCTCAATGTCTGGTAAATTGTCGTTTAAGTCTTCAATGTATTCTTTCCAACTTGCCCAATCTGGTTGCCCAATGTTAGTATCAACTAAGAATTGTTTATCCCCGTTACGTTCAAAGCCTGGTAATCGGCTGAGACGTGACGGGTTTTTATCTTGTGTATCAATTTCTACCCCGTTCTTGTTAAGAACGGTATACAAGTAATTGACCCGTTCTTGATATTCAAATTTGTTATTAGCATTGATTTTTACCAAAGCATGCAAGCTCTTACCGGCTGAATATGTCAAAGTGGTAATTGGTAATTCCAACTTTCTGAATAACTCGTTCTGTTGCTCAAGACTTAGACTGTCACTTTCTACTAAGGCATATTCAAATTTGGCTACGTTTGCGTTTTTTGTACCAGATCCGTCAAGCGGATTAATTCGTATCCAAGCACCCGCGTTAGCGTTAGGGTCACCAAATACAGTGGAGATATCACCATTGCAGTTATCTAAAGCTGTTAATAGGTCTCCGGCCGTCTGAGTATAGACCCCGTTGTCTGCTGGAATCCACTTAGTATCGCCTTGTTTATTTTGTACTGCTCGTGCTTCTGTAACGTAATTGATGTAATCGCTCGGTTTGAACAGCGTGCTAATAAACTGCTTGATCTGTTCGACTGGTTGCCAGCTTTTTGGCTCTTGAATCTTAGTCCCTTTGATATAGTCGGTATCAATTAGGCGGTAACCTCTGTCCATGTCGTCCGTTTCTAGGGAGCTATCCCAATCAAGTACTTGGTCCTCGTGGTTAGCAGGCTGCCAACCACCTTCTTTAGCTAGTTGAGTTATCGTAGCTCCTGTAACAATGTTTCCAGTTTCTTCTCTGAAGCTGTTCCATTTCTTTTCACATTCGCCAGGATGGTATTTGCCATCTTGTCGTGACCACTGATCCCAATCACTCACGGAATAACCCTCGTGTTTTAGAGCCATTCCAACCTGTATCCAGTTCTGATAAGGATCCGGATCAATGTAATCAAGTAAGGGAATCAGATTAAATTTTTCGTTCATCTTTTCGCTCCTTTATTTAGTTATTTTCAGCGCTGAATGCCAAGCGAAGGACTCGAACCTTCACTAGTCACCATGACTTGGCTATGACCTATTCACTAGGTACATAAGTCTTGATATCAATGTTGTACGGCACTCGCCAATGATTAGCAGCAATTCGGCCAATCATCTTCTTAGCCGCTTCAAAACTCCACATTCCTACATTTTGAAAGCCATAAATCTCTAATCGGTGAACTTGCTTAACAGTAGCAAATCCGTTTTGGCTGCGCTTGATTAAGCGGTTAATCATCATTGAAGCTTTACCAGCATTGCCAATTGTTGTTGGGTCAATACCGAAACGTTCAAGAGTACCTTTTTGCTTATTGCTAACCGGTCCCATCTCCCATCCGAAGCTAGGTTGATAATTAGCAAGATCTAAGTCTTGGATGGACATTTCAAATTGCAATGGATCCACTAGGCGCCGTTTCCGGTGCTTGACGGCTTCTAATTGCTCTTTTAAGGCGTTCTCCCGTTCAGCTACCACATCATGTTCAGCGGCTTCCTGTGCGTCTTGAAGATCAGTTGCTTGACCACTGCCTTCTTGTTGCTCCGTCATCTTCTTGGCTACTTCTTCGTCAGTAGTAATTAGATTAGCCGGGTGACATAACTCGTGGCGTTCTGTATTCCACAGGAAGTCTAGTAATAACAGATTCCTCTTACCGTCAGCAATTCGGGTGCCTCGTCCCACCATCTGAACATACAAGCTTCTAACTTTTGTTGGTCGCAACACGACAATGCAATCAACTTCCGGACAGTCCCAGCCTTCCGTTAATAGCATAGAATTACACAGTACTTGATATTTGCCACTGGCGAAATCGTCTAGGATTGCTTCACGATTGTCAGACTGACCATCAACTTCAACTGAAAGTAAGCCACGTTCTTGTAACAACTTAGTAAATTCTTTAGCGGTTTTAATAAGCGGTAAAAATACTACTGTTTTACGATTCTGGCACTGCTTAGCCATTTCATCAGCAATCTGTTCTAGATATGGTTCTAACGCATCCCCTAATTGGTTAGCTGAGTAATCACCGGCTGTCTGCTTGACTTGCGAAATATCCAAGTTTAGTGGAATGGTAAGAGCTTCAATCTTAGACAAGTAACCATCTTTGATTGCTTGTGGCAACTTGTATTCGTAAGCTAAGCTATCGAAGTAAGTTCCTAGATTTTTCATATCCCCACGATCAGGAGTGGCTGTGACACCCAGCACTTTAGCATTTTCAAAATACTTTAATACTCGTTGATAACTTGGACTGATTGCGTGATGAGCTTCATCAACTACAATCGTGTCGAAGTAATCTGGAGCAAACCAATTTAACCTCTTTTCACCGCTCATTGTCTGGACTGAACCAACTACAATTCGAGCTGGATTACCAATGCTTGTTTGGTTTGCCATCTCGGTTGCCGTTTGTAATCCGCAAGCTTTGTACAGTTTATCAGAGGCTTGCTCAAGCAGTTCTTCCCGATGAGCAAGTACCAAGACGCGATCGCCGTTTGCCACACAGTCTTGAATGACCTTGGCAAAGACAATTGTCTTACCAGTCCCAGTAGGTAAAACAAGAAGCGTCTTTCGGTTGCCTTTCTGCCATTCTTCTTCAATTGCTTGTCGTGCTTCTTGTTGATATAATCGCAGTTCCATTAGAAGGCTCCCGGCTGTGGTCCATTACCAAAGTTTTCTTGTGGTTGTTGAGGTTGCTGTGGGGATTGTGGGAATGGCATTCCGTCCGCTTCTCGTGGTGCATTATTATTAAACGGTTGTTGTGGCATCTGAGGTTGTTGTGGCTGTTGTCCTTGAACTTGAACATTAGTATTAACAGCTGGAGTAGGATCGTCTGGTTTTAAGTAACGGCCGACTTGGTTATTAGTCCGATTATCACCATTCTGGTTTGTGTAATTATGTTGGGTGATTTCTGCTTTTCCACTAGCACTAACAACAGCATTCCAATTAGGGTTGAAGACTTGACCTGTTACGACTGGCTGACCGATTGAAGCAAAGAACTGGGTTAGTTTCCATTGCATTGACTTCAACAGATAAAGGCGTTCACGGATATTAGTTGTACCTTTCTGTGATTGAACTTGAACGTTTAATTCAGCATAAGGACAACCATTAGGAATCTTAGTTGAATTGCCGGAATAGACTTTCTTTTCCATCTTAGTGACTGTGAAGTTGTAAACTCCTTCATCTAATAAGACAAATTTGTCTTCTTGTGCTGTAAATCCTTCGCCCCAGTTTAAAAATTCGCTGTTTTGATTATTCATGTTTAATACCTCTATTTCTTAATTTTTGTGTTGTAAAAGTTAACTGCATCTTGCCAATGCTCGTTAATATAGTTCCAAACATTTTGTGGTACTTGAGACATCGGCGTTCCGCTTGCTACAAAATCGCCTTGATACAAAATGTTAGCTAAGTCTTGTAATTGTAGTTGACTATCAATCATCTTGATTAAAACCGCCTCTGGCACTTCACCATTGCCAGGCTCTTGGCTAATCCCCATTGCTTTTTCTAACGGTGCTTTAATTGCCTCATACTTGAATGGCAATTGATCAGCTAATCTTAAGCGGTTCTTGGCGTCCCACGTTGGCTTATGAGTCGTATACATGACCCGTTCTCCACCTTGTGCCTTAGCATGGTTATTAGAGTCAGTGACAACCGTTGTCTTATAATCGGCAAACAGTAATAAGTCTGCCCATTCCTTAATCATGGCTGAGTTACGCCGTTCTAACTTTAGTTCCCAACGATCAAAGGCCCCAATCTCATCCGGCAGTTCTTGCTTTTTCAGTTGAGCATGGGCAGTAATAACTACATTCATCCCCGCTGTGACAACTTGATTGAGCGCTTGTAGTAGCTTCTGAATTTCGTCAGCCAAAGCAACATACTTAGCACCGTAGCTAGCACTATCAATTGCTTTCCAGTGGTTCTTATTCATCAAGTACTGCTTAGCCAATGTTTCTGCCCAATCAGCTGTATCAAGAACTAAAGTCTTGCCTGACCTATTAGCTGCTGCAAACTGAACTTCTTGCATTAGCATCATCCAGCTGGTAGGATCAGGTAGCTTTTTAGCGTCAATAAAGCTTGTCCCTTCATTATCTGTATCAATGAAGATTGGATCGGGAAATTGACTAGCAAATGTCGTTTTCCCAATGCCCTCCGGCCCGTAGATCACAACCTTTAGTGGCTTAGCCCGTCGAGTGTTTTCAATTTGAAATTGCATTTAATCATCACCTCCAAAAAAGAAATTTCCAACGGTAGCCTTGACACGTATCTTGTTGATGATGACAACATCGAGAAATCGATCCACGATCAAAGCCTTGTTGAGCAGCAGACTTGATTGATGGGAAAATTTTTACCAGTTCGTTTTTTAATGTCAATTGACAAACTGATTTCGTAGGTCGACTCATTTAATCATCACTTTCCGATTCGGCTTCAAATGGGCACCTGGCACGTGTTTGCCGTCTTTGAGTGCTTTATAGATATCGTCTTTTCTAATATCAAACTTGCCCTTATACTTTTCATAATCACGATACTCAACCGGAATCTTGTCTTCATGGTCAATAACAGTACTCTGTCGATATGAACGAGGTCGCAAGATGAACTCATCGGTATGAACCTCTTTTAGTCCCCGTTCATCAATTGCTTCTGTCATGTAAGTCATTAAGTTGTTACGTAAATTTTTACGATAACTCAGCTCATCACTGATAGACCGTTTCTTATTAGTTAAAAAGTTAATGTCACTATCTAATGACTCAATCCATTTTGCAATGTTATTAAGCTTGTCTTCCCAAGCATCGTTGATACTGTCCAACGTATCAGCAATAACTGTTGGGTCTAATTCGTCGTTATCTGCCAGCTGTTGATATTGCTGACTTAATTGAAATAGATTCATTTTTTAGCCTCCTTAATCAAATCATCTAAAAATTCGATTGTCGTTCTTAAATTGTCTTTAAGCTCTGTTAAGCTTTTTCCATAATTCTGTGGGTAATTCTGTCTTCGAAGATTAAACATTAGGTTAGAATAAGCAGACAGATTGCTTTCAACTAAACGGTGAAGCATCTCTTGGCGGTTATTTCTCATATTTCCACCCCATCGTTTTGCAGATATATCTATCCATTGTGTCTTGTGTCATAAAGTAGTGTTCTAACGTTTGCTGATCATCAACTGTAACCTTAAAGTCTTCAAAGACCAGTTTTCTTAAGTAATGCTTAAGTTTACGATAGCCTTCACCAATTGCCTTTTGTTCGTCATATTTCATGTGTTATACTTCCTTCTGTAGAGATTTTTTGTTTGGGTGCGACTGTTTACGGCGGTCGTACCCTTTTTTATTGCTAAAATTCCATAAATGACCAAAATTGTCATTGCTCCATCGTAATCGCCAACCATTGCACAATAGCTACACCAGCTACCTGCAATAAATGCTATTGCTTTGCTCATTTTCAACACCTCCTTTCAGTGCTTCTTACGATATTTCGGCTTCAGTAATAATGGCTTGTCACGTTCATACAACCAGCTGTAAATCATTGCATAAAGCAAGCACACAGCAATAATAAGAAATGGCAAGCTGATTAGTAGTGCCATCTAAGCCTCCTCCCTTATATGTGGATCCAGTTGTCGCTTGCGATACTGTTCCGAACGATAACGTAAGAAATCCTGGAATCGGTTCTCATCAACAAAAGTTCGCTGTCCACCATCATGAATGATGGCATCACGATATTCTGGTAAGAGAGAACATTCTTTACACCGGCTATAGAAAGTGCCCTCCGAATACCCGTAATCTGTCATAATTTCTTTCTTAGTTTTCCAGTTGTTTGCCATCATGATTGATCGCCTCCTCAAGTTGTTCTTTTCGCAACTTGTAATTTTAAGAAAAATCGCTAACTTGAATATGCAAATTCTTAGCGATTAACTGGGCTTCTGAGTAATAGAAATCTTTTCCATCAGTCCTATTTAGCTTCTGGTTGAAAGTACTTCGATCAACATTGATTAATCTTGCTAAATAGGCTTGCGTCTTTTTCTGTTTTTTCATTTCAATCATCAAGCCAAAATAAGGTTCAGCCTTTTCCTTTACCATAAAAACACCTCTCTTCTCTGTTGTGTATTCGCAACTTGACTACGCCTATCATATTATATTTATCAAGTTGCGATGTCAACAACTTTTGTTCGCTTTTCTCAAAAAATGTTGCTAAAAAGAAACAAAAATACTATAATATAGTCATTGAGAGGTGTAAAAAATGTCTCTAGGAAGTAAATTAAAAGAATTACGAACATCGCATAAAATGACATTACAAGAAATGGCTGATGCTCTTAATAAACAAAATAAGAATTCAAGCTTCAATAAAGGCCGCTTATCGAAGTGGGAGCATGATACTGATGAGCCTCGTTTATCTTCGTTAAAACAAGTCGCTGATCTATTTAATGTAAGTATAGATTACTTTTTTGATAAAGATGATAATACTGGCGAAAATAACGAAATAGCTCAAACAGTTGCTGCTCATATTGATGACGACACCCCAGAGGAAGAGCGTCAACAAATCATTAACTTTATTGAGAATCTGAAAAAGGCTCGGAAGTGATATGTATGTATGCTTATGAAAAATTGGCAAGCGAATATCCTAATATAAATATTAATTACCACTATAAAATGCCACATCATTTAGCAGGTCTTTATCTGGGCGATGGTGACATTTTATTGAATCCTTCAGTGAGCAATACCAAGATGTACGAAACTCTCCAAGAAGAAATTGCTCATTATGATACAACTGTAGGCGATATTGTGGCCGAAGATACATTAGATAGTCGAAAACAAGAACACAAGGCACGATCATTAGCAATGACCAGAGCTGTTAGCCTAGATAAACTTATCTATTGCCATAATCATAGCATCTGGGGGTTAGATGAAATTGCTGATTATTGTAATGTAGATGCAGACTACTTAATGGATGCAATAGATAACTACCGAGTAAAGCGTGGGTTAATTTTTGCATATAAAGGTTACAGGTTTGATCTTCGTAAAAACGTAAAAATCGAGAAAATATAGGTATTGTTTAAGAAGCTAGAAGAGGTAATCCATAATGTCAAAGAAAATTCAAACTAATAACGAAAGTAAATTTGTAGAGAAAAAACCATTCTATAAACGAATTTGGTTTTGGATTATTGTTATTTTAATACTAGCTTTTATTGGCGCTAATTCATCTACCTCAGAATCGAAACAAAATATTAGTAATAATTCATCAAAGAAAGTTACTAGTTCCTCATCATCAAGAAAAGTTTCTAAGCCATCTGGAAAAAATAGTAGTTCTGAGCAAAAAAGTAAAAAAGTAGCAATTAATGAAAAATTAGAGGCACGTCTTAAAGAAGACCAAGATTTTGCAGATCAAGGTAATACCAGTTTTTCTTTTTCAAAATATGCTTATAAAATCACAGCTAACAAAAACAATGAACTTAGCATCTATGTAACTGGCAATTTTCTACAATTATCCGAATCTCAAAAAAATGAAATTGGAAAAAAACTACAATCTATGGCAAATAGTGTTCTGTATGAAGAAAATAAAATTGACGATGACGAATACAAGGAAAAAACTATTACTACTTTTTATCTAAATAAAAATGTGAGTGTAGGAGTAAGTCAAGTGTTCGATCATTCGAAATTTCACTGGAATAAAAATAAGTAAATAAAAAAGCCCACTGACAGCGGCAACTGTCAATGGGCTTGGGTTGATTGTATGTGAATAGTATCAACCCTTTTATTATAACAAATCTATAATAGGAGGCACAATTATGTGGATAGAAAAAACGCCCAAAGGACGATACAAATATATCGAGCGGTACAAATCAACGCTTACAGGTAAGTATAAACGGGTTTCAGTAACATACGGGAAAAAGACCCCACAGGTTGTCAAAGCAGCAACTAGAGAACTAGAAGAAAAGATTAAGAATGCTCTTAGCCAAGAAGGTAAGACTGTTAAAGACATTACTTTAGAAGAATTGTCAAAAGACTACCTTGCACAATATAAGCAACGAGTTCAACCTACTACTTATCAATTAGGCGAATTGGCTGTTAACTTGTTTGCCAATAACGTGGGTGAAAAAACACTGATTAAGAATATTACTCTTAACCGTCTTAACCGTTACTTTAATGATGTGTTATATAAGCACAACAATACTAACAATACAGTTAGAGTATATCGTGGTAAAGTCAAATCAATGTTTAACTATGCTGTGACCTATGGTTATCTTAAGGAGAACTTAATTACTCAAGTTACCATCAATTGGAAAAATGAAGCTAATCGAATCCGAAATCGCATCGAAAACAAGTACTTGACCTATGAAGAATACATTAAAATTATCAACATGTTCTATGATCGGCACATGGACCATTACGCTGATATTTTCAAATTACAATATCTAACTGGTCTACGTTTTGGTGAAGCGGCTGGTCTTCAAGTCAAGGATGTTATCCACGAAGGCAAACGAACTTACTTAGATATTAACCACACGCTAGGAGTTCTCTCATCCCCCACCCGTTATTATCTTTCCTCCTCGACTAAGACTTTTGCTGGCTTACGAAAAATTATTCTTTCTCCGGAAGCAGCGGAAATTGTTAATAGCCATTGTAAAGGAAAAGCAGACAACGCGTTGCTGTTTGCTTATAACCCTCGCGCTACTAGTTTTAGTGAACAACGGCCGGTTAATATTAATAGTGCTAATATGTCGTTAAAGCGATTGATTCCGCAATTAGGTATCACTAAGGATGTAACAACGCACATCTTTAGACATACCCACATCTCTGTTTTGGCGGATATGGGGATTCCTCTTAGGGTGATTAGCGCACGAGTTGGACATTCAAACGGGGACATTACAGAGCGGATTTACATGCATGTTACCGAACGGACTAAAAAGAAGTATGAAGATGAGATAGCTAATATCGATAAATTTAAATAATCGAGTAGGAGATAATTGATTAGTTCAATTATCGACCTCTCACACCACCGTACGTACGGTTCCGTATACGGCGGTTCGACAACTTAATCACATTGAATTGACTGGAGCGTCTTGGACATATTCATAAGTCCAAGTTGT